GCTTAACTCACTCAGTTAAGTATCCTCTCATAGCGCAAGAGGGTTGTATACCTTCTTGGCGATGCCATAATGGGTAATCTTGGTTCCAAACCAAGAGCCTGGGGTAAGTCAGATACCTGGTCTAGCCATTTCCAATGGCTAAAGACAGTCTTCTGGAATACCTTTAATACCTTCACGTCGAAGGTATCAGTGTTCATATCAATGATATGACACTGAGGGTCTTCCATGGATTTAATCCATGCAGGCCTAATGAGATCAACAAGTGACCTCACCGCACTCTGTTGAACACGGTCAAGGAATTCTTCGGTCTGCAAGAATGCAGACTTCAGATCCGAACCGGGTTTACTCATGTTAAGTCCAACAGGAGGGAGAAGATGCATTACTGCATCGAACACCTTCCGTTGACGGTCAGTCATGAGGCTTCGAGTCTGCTTACCAAGTAACTTGGCAACATCCAAGAAGTTATCATTACTAATGCGCCTCCACTTTAGCTGAGGTATTACACGGTTTGGTGTTACCACCTTACCAGCAAACTCAGCTACAGCGTCCGAGCAAATACTCTTCTCAAAACTATAGGGGCATGCTGTCTTCTTAAGGAAGGCAATATACTTCTCATAGAGTTGAGTGTCGAGTATAACAACATCATCACCGAGGACAAAGAACTTGTCAGTTTGCAACTCTGCAAGCATAGCAAGTACTAGTCCATGCGTAAGTGTAAACGCAAAGAAACTCGGATATACCCCTAAGGGCTGCCCACGTTTCCATTGAATATCACCGATGGATGATTTGAATTTCATCCTCGCGATATCTATGAATAGTTGGATGTCCTTACAAGATCGTCCAAAGATCGACCAAAGCACATATACTTGTAAATCAAGAGGAAAATAATCAGTAGCAGAACTTAGGTCTACAGAATAGACCGGTTTTCCTTCAGATAATCTCCTCTGTATTACAGGTAGGGCTTTGGATTGATCAAATGTACAATCCCATGGAAGCATCTTCACTATATCTCCAAGCGTATCACCAAGAGGCTTTAATGCCAATTGATGAATTCGATATGGAGATGCGATGCTTCGGAGTTTATAACCCGGTTCCTGGATAAAATGGACCTCACCAGCATAGCTGGTTCGGTCAATTTCTATCGGTAATGGTTTTGTTATCATTCCAATACCTTCAACAACGGGAGCATATAGCTCACTATGTTTTAGGTAGAATAATGAATTGCTTGGCAACCGTAACCAAGTAAGATCCAACAAGACATTTCTATCTTGAGGGGTGTTACCTAAGTTATGAGGAAGAGGTGCAAGTTTCTCAGAGCTTCCGCGATAGGCAATCAAACGATTGTCACAACGTTTAATCTCTCTGAAACCGACCAGTGCAGATGTAACGTTCATGAGACAGGAAATCTCATCAACAGTTAAACCTGTGGGACTATCACATGAGACAGAAGTCTGAAACTTCAATAACTGAGATTCTGTCTCAGAAGGAGAAGTAACAGATGTGTATATACAGAGTGCTTGAAGTGCCCGTGAGAATTGCTTCTCACCGTACTTCGCCCAACGGAATAATGCTCCGATAACACCATAGAACTTACCACTAGAGTTCTTTCGAACCCATGTTGTAAGACTAGGGAGGTTACCGTGCTGTCTTATCAAGTCAACCTTGAGGGACTTGAACCTCTTGACTGTCCATTCAGGACCGTTGTGGGTTACCCATTGACACCAGAGATCCACATACTGTGGAATCAGATGTCGAGGAATACCTATAACTGATAAACGATGAGCTAAAGCATCCCGAGTACTGGTTACATTATTCATGTATCCTTTCTAATATTCTCCATTGCTGGAGATGTGTTAGATACTCCGGACGCGACGAGCGTACCGTTAGGCTGAGGGACCAATAAAAGGACTAAAGCAGAAACTAACTTCAGGGACGCTATGTTAATAGAGTCCGTTAACCTCTTTGTGGTTAAGTCGTCCAATGGAAACTTATGGATCAGATCGTCGATTTCTCGACTAAATGATCGTTGAACAGATAGGATTTTCTTATCTTTACCGGTGTATCCCTTACTAAGGGGCACGGGGTTCAATAATACTTCAACCTCTGTCATAAGATATTCCTTCAACAAACCATTAGGTAAGTTGGGAATTTCCTTTTGGACATACCTTAGCCACCTTAAGGTTTCGAAGGCCTCACCTAATTGGCTAGGCGGAACCCAAGTGTTAGTGACTGCAATATGTTCTCTTGTTGGTC